GGTAAGTCAAAGAAGCAGAGGATGAAGCAGGCTCTCGCGGCTTACTACGCTAAGCAGCGCAACGAGTCGGTCGAGATGGACGAGGCTCGTCGCAGCGAGGACTATCTCGGTACCGTTCATAAGGACGACCCAGACTACGACAAGAAGATTGCGGCTTATAGAAAAGATCACGTAGTAAGAATTCGCGGTCGAGCACCAAAGCCAGAGCATAAAGACAAGTATAAGCGCGGTGGTGAGCTCTATCGCTCTTCGTCTCAAGACGTCAAGCCTGAGCACGCTTCTAGGGTAGACATCTATTCTCGTGGTAAGAAGAAGAACGTCAAGGAAGAAGTCGAGCTCGAAGAAGGTGTGGTCGACGTATACGCTCACGAGCGCAAGGACGATAGCCACAAGCTACAGGATTGGTCGAAGGCCAAGCTAGACAAGTATAGAAAGATGCCGCACGGCTCTCATTCTAACAAGGACATAGAGGACGAGCACAAGCGTCGAATCAGGACCTCTGAGTACGAGATGCGCTCCAAAGAGCCAGTCAAGGAAGAGGTCGAGTCGATCAATGAGCTCTCAAAGAAGACCATGCTTAGCTACGTTGATAAAGCTTTAAGAGACAAGAGAAGAACTGATCGCGCGCACGGCGCTGAGAGCAACAAGCCATATTCTACGTCGGCTGCTGGAAAAAGTGACTTTAGTATCAAGCAACTTGGCAAAGAGTCCGATAAGCGTCACAAAGGTATCGTGACGGCTACTAAGAAGCTAGCCAAGGAAGAGGTCGAGCAGATTGACGAGCTCTCAAAGAAGACTCTAGGTTCTTACATTAAGAAGTCTGCAGAAAAAGTTCATAAGTCGTCTTTCATGGCTGCTAAAGATAAGCCAGAAAATGCTGCTAAGCATGGTATGGATTCTTATAAGCGTATTGAAGGTATTCGCAAAGCTACAGATAAGTTAACCAAAGAAGAAGTTGAGCTTGAAGAAGCAAAGCGCGGTCGTCCTCGCAAGGACGGTACTTCATCCGGTGAGGATGAGGGTGGTCGCGAGCACATCGTGATGCAGCTTCGCAAGGCCATCAACCTCCGTGGCCAGAAGCACGTCGAGTTCAACAGCGGCGAGAAGCATCAGGTCCCCGTCGAACACGCCAAGAAGGCTCTTGACATGCACGACTCGATGAAGAAGGCTGAGGACAAGCAGGAGTTTGCTGCTAGACTCGCCAAGTCACACGGCAGCTTCAAGGACGCTATCTCCGGCAAGCCTGCAGAGCCTAAGAAGCCGAAGATCACTCTTGCCAAGTTCGCGGGTAAGAAATGAGTACTGTCTACAAGTTTCTAGGTACTCAGGTAGCTCTCAGCTCAGCTAACAACGTTAACTCGAGCGGACTAATCAGAGTCATCAACAACAGCGCTACGGCGGGAGTTCTTACCGTAGCGTACGCCAACGGAACAACCTACGCTAACACCACCCTAGGTCCCAACGAGTCTATCATCGTTGAGAAGGGTAAGACAGACACACTGGCCGGATCTAGCATGCTAGGCACACCAGTAGCTTACAGGAACTGATCTAATGAAGCTCATTAGAGAGATCGTAGAAGAAGTTAAGTTCGTCAAAGAGGCGAACGAGAGCAAGGGCAAGGACTACTACATCGAGGGAGTGTTCATGCAGGCCGAGCGAGTAAATCGCAACGGTCGCGTCTACCCGATGGGAGTCATGCTCAAGGAAGTAAACAGGTACTGCACCGAGAGCGTCGACAAGAATCGCGCCTACGGTGAGCTAGGTCACCCATCAGGTCCTACCATCAACCTAGATCGAGTGTCTCACATGATCAAGGAGCTGAGGGTGGACGGGTCAAACATTATCGGACGAGCCAAGATCATGGACACTCCGATGGGAAACATCGTCAAGAACCTCATGGACGAGGGAGCCTCCCTAGGAGTCTCTTCAAGAGCGATGGGAAGCCTGAAGCCGAAGAACGGTGTGATGGAGGTACAAGAAGACTTCCACCTCGCAACGGCAGCCGACATCGTCGCAGATCCTTCTGCCCCTGACGCCTACGTCAGCGCGGTCATGGAGAGCGCCGACTGGGTCTACGTCGAGGGAAAAGGTTGGATAGAGCAGTTCATCGACGACGCTCAGAAGACTATAAGGAACGCCTCGTCCAATGAGTTGGCCGAGAAGAAGGTTCAAGTCTTCTCTCAGTTCATGAAGCTTCTATCCGAAGGTAAGAATTAAGCTTTTTTATAAATAAAAAGAAGCGCTTCAAAGGAGTAGTAAATGTCTAAAGATCAAAAGAAAGAGGAACTCGTTGAGTTCAAGGCTACCGGGGAGAACTCGATGGTAGCTGATCCGGCCCCAGCCGGCAACCCGCACGCCAACCGTCCAGCCGACAAGGCTGAGGGCGAGAAGGCTATGCCGAAGTTGACCAAGTACCAGATCCTCGCCGACATCATGGCAGCGGCTTCTAAGATGAACAAGGAGAACCTCTCCTCGATTCACAGCAAGGTCAACGAGATGTGTGGACCTGGCTCCAAGAAGAAGACCGTCAACGAGATGGTCAAGGAAGACATCACCGAGCTGTTCGGCAACGAGCTGACTGAGGAGTTCATCGACAAGGCTTCGACGATCTTTGAAGCTGCAGTGTCGACTAAGGTAGAGACTGAGCTAGCTCGTCTCGAAGAAGAGTTTAATGCCAAGCTGACCGAAGAGACCGAGAAGCATCTCGCCGAGATGACCGAGAAGGTTGACCAGTACGTCACTTACATCGCAGAAGAGTGGATGAAGGAAAACGCCCTCGAGGTTGAGGCCGGACTCCGCACTGAAATGACAGAGAGCTTCCTCGCTGGTCTCAAGTCGCTCCTTGAAGAGCACTACGTAGAGATCCCAGACGAAAAAGTGGAGGTTGTGGAAACCCTAGCCGAGAAGATCGAGGAGCTCGAAGCAAAGCTCAACGAGGAGATCGACTCCAAGGTAGCCATGAGAAAGACCATCGAGGAGATGCAGGCTCAGAAGATCCTTGACGAACTGACTGAAGGACTCGCTGAGACTCAGAAAGAGAAGTTCCGCACTCTTGCCGAGAACATTGAATACGCCGACAACGACGAGCTCAGGAAGAAACTTGAGATCCTCAAGGAGTCGTACTTCAAGGCCTCAGAGAAGGTGACCGGTAAGGAAGATGAGCTCATCTCTGACGCTGTTGAGCCTCTCAACGAGCAGACCGTCGATCCGAGAGTATCGAGGTACGTTACCGCTCTGTCGCGAACCATCAAGAAATAATTGGTTATAAATAAATCTAAGAAACAACAAGGAGCACTATAATGTTTCTAAACGAAGAAGTTCAAAACAAGTGGAAGGCGGTCCTCGACCACGAGTCGCTTTCTCCGATTAAGGACACTCACCGCCGCTCGGTTACCGCGGTCCTCCTCGAGAACACCGAGAAGGAATCGGCTGCTCAGCGTGGTTGGGCTCCTCAGAGCCTCCTGGAAGCCGGTCCGGCTAACCAGATGGGTGCGTCTTCATCGACTGCATCTGACGGCGCTATCGACACCTACGATCCGGTTCTCATCTCGCTCGTTCGTCGCGCGGCTCCGAACCTGATCGCCTACGACCTCTGCGGCGTTCAGCCGATGACCGGTCCTACCGGCCTCATCTTTGCTATGCGCTCACGCTACGCCAACCAGGTCGGCACTGAGGCCTTCTACAACGAAGCCAACACTGAGTTCACCTCGGTCGGTTACAACGGCTCTGTAGCTGCTCCTGGCAGCCAGCAGGTCGGCACCGCTCCTGGCACCCAGACCGGTTACCTCGGTTCGGCTGGTGACGGCCTCGCGAGCGCCTACAACTACGCACAGGGTATGTCGACCGCTCAGGCTGAGCAGCTCGGCGACGTTGCCAACGCTGCCTTCGCTGAGATGGCTTTCTCGATCGAGAAGGTTACCGTCACTGCTAAGAGCCGCGCCCTCAAGGCTGAGTACACCATGGAACTGGCTCAGGACCTCAAGGCGATCCACGGACTGGACGCTGAGACCGAGCTGGCCAACATCCTCAGCACCGAGATCCTGGCCGAAATCAACCGCGAAGTAGTTCGTACCATCAACGTCTCGGCCGTCCGCGGCGCGAACACTGGTACCACCACTGCCGGTATCTTCGACCTCGACACCGACTCAAACGGCCGCTGGTCGGTTGAAAAGTTCAAGGGCCTCATGTTCCAGCTCGAGCGTGAAGCTAACCAGCTTGCCAAGGACACCCGTCGCGGCAAGGGTAACATCATCCTCTGCTCGTCAGACGTCGCGTCTGCCCTTCAGATGGCTGGTGTTCTTGACTACACCCCGGCTCTCAACAGCAACTCGCTGAACGTAGACGACACTGGCAACACCTTCGCCGGCGTTCTCAACGGTCGCTTCAAGGTCTACATCGATCCGTACACCACTGGCAACTACGCTACTGTCGGTTACAAGGGCGCCTCGGCATTCGACGCCGGCCTCTTCTACTGCCCGTACGTTCCGCTGCAGATGGTTCGCGCGGTTGGTGAGAACAGCTTCCAGCCGAAGATCGGATTCAAGACCCGCTACGGCATGGTCGCTAACCCGTTCTCACGCGGAGCTACCGCTTCTGACGGCACCATTCTCACCGCTCAGAACGTCTACTATCGCAGGATCGTTGTTAACAACATCATGTAATAATCAAGATCGGGGTTCACCCGATAAGACTAAGGGGGGCTTCGGCCCCCCTTTTTTATTCCCTAGAGATCTTCTTGCCAGTCTCTCGTAGCTTTCGATGCTCGTTTGGTACCATGTAGTACTCTAGAGCAGCTATGATAGAGTCTCGAAACTTGATCTGGTCGTTCATGTTCTCAGCTAGGTATGAGCTCTTGACTGGATCGACCGCCTCTGTCTCACGCGCGTTACCGATCTGCTCACACAGTAACAGGTAGTCCTGGGACAGTACGTCTCGCAGCACCTTGTCCAAGCTCTCAGGCTCGAGCTCCACGTTCATGGTGGCCTTCACCTTGATCTTACCGTTCATAACAAATAGTCTCCAAATAGTGATGGTGCCCGCGGTAGGACTCGAACCTACACTTAGGAGGGTTTAAAGCTCTTGCCTCTGCCGGTTGGGCTACGCGGGCAATTGGTGGGCGCGGTAGGACTCGAACCTACACTCAGACCGTTATGAGCGGCCGGCTTCACCTTTAAGCTACACGCCCTATAGACCAGGGGATCGCACCCCCTGATCATTTATGCTTAGACCGACTGTTGAGCCAGAGCTCGGTAGCCGGCGGCGATCACTTCTCGCGACGGCGTGCCGAGGCGGTACTTCATAGTGATACCTTCCTTGGTCTTACGCTCGTTGAGGTAGATCGGGTAGCCCTGCATGCGGAGAGACGAGATCGTGGCGGTGACGTTGGCCACCCCGTAACGAGACTCGATCTGAGCCTTGGTGAGCTCCTCGCCGTTCATGAAGGCATTCAGTACGCGCTGTGCATTAGACATTCTAAAACCTCTTAGTTCGTTTCACATGTGTGCGGTCTTAGCTGACCGTATTATTAAAGTAAGCCATTATGAAAATAATGTCAACTAGATTAGTGAGGGGTCTCTAGGGAGCCGACCAGAACCATCCCAGCCAGAAAGAAACCGATCACCAGCCAGAACCAGACTCGCTGAAACTCGGGAGAATCGATATGGTACATGTTAACCTCTTACCTTTCCTTATATTCTTATAGTAGTCCATTTCACAAATAATGTCAACCAGATCCTCTGGAATGGTTAACAGAAGGTTAATGGTCCTATCTAAAGGGCTTTTTATGTGTTGTCGTTATAACCTATTATAAGAGCTCTGGAAATAATGTCAACCGAATAGAACGGCATAAATAGCACAGGAGGACCGACCATGGCAATCATAGAGAAGCAGCCTACGAATCCGAACTTTCTGACTGGAGCAGGGTTTCAGTTCAACCTGTCCAGGACACCAAACGTTAACTTCTTTGCCACGAGAGCCACCCTCCCGACGATCGATCTTGGATACATCGACGTGAACACTCCGTTCGTCAGGCTTCCGAACCCAGGAATCAACCTGACCTTCGGAGACTTCAACTTAACGTTCAAGGTCGACGAGGACATGAAGAACTACTTTGAGATATACGACTGGCTGATCCAGCTCGGCTTCCCAGACTCGTTCACTCAGTACACCGCAGGCCGCGTCTCTCCGACAGACAAGAACTACTCGGACGGAACTCTGATGGTCATGTCGAGCAAGCACAATCCCAACCTAGTAGTCACGTTCCAGGACATGTTTCCGATCCTGCTGTCAGAGCTGAGCTTCAGCTACGAGGATACGGACGTCGAGACACTAGAGGCTACCGTAACTTTCCGCTACAAGAAGTTCTCCATAGAAAAGCTCTAATATCAGTTTACTTTTTTTACAGAGTTTGTTATATTAAAGAGTAGACCTATGGAGACTTTGACATGGACATCGCGGAAATTCACGACTTGTGGGATCAAGACTCTAAGATAGATCCAACCGACCTAGGGACCGCGAGCCTCATAATCCCACAGCTTCACGCCAAGTACATGCGTCTCTACACGACTGAGAAGCTGACTCTCAAGAAGATGGAGCAGGGACACAAGGAGCTCGTCCGACTGAAGTGGGAGTACTATGGCGGCACGCTTGACGAGGAGACTCTCTCCGAGAACGGATGGAGACCGAACCCTCTCAAGATCCTTCGCTCCGACATTCCGATGCACCTAGACTCGGATCAGGACATCATAAAGTCCAACCTCAAGACCGCATACATAAGAGAGAAAGTCGATCTGTTAGAAGCGATCGTCAAGACTCTGAACAACCGAGGCTTCCTCATAAAGAACTACATAGACTGGTACAAGTTTACTAATGGGGCGTGATGACTGACGTTATAATAAAGAAGCTCAACGACGTCTACTGCAAAGTTATCTCAGACGCTGGGATAGCTCAAGAGCTCAGCGACTTGTTTACGTTCATGGTTCCTGGCGCAAAGTTCATGCCCCAGGTTCGTAACAAGTTCTGGGACGGTAAGATTCGCCTCTTTAATATGATGAACAGGACCATATACGCCGGACTGACCTCCGAGATAGTGAAGTTCTGCGAGTTGAGAAGCTACACGTGCGAGGTCGACCCAGACCTGCAGATTCAGTTCTCAGTGGACGACGACTACCTCAACGACCTCATCAAGGAGCTGAAAGTAAAGCACGAGCCTCGCGACTACCAGCGAGAGGCCTTCATACACGCCGTCAATAACAACCGCTCAGTTCTTCTCTCTCCTACGGGATCAGGTAAGTCT